ATGTTCTTTAATCCTCTCTTTAAGTTCAGTATACATCACTCTTGGTTGTACAGAATCCTGTAATATACAAATCCTTTTCTTCTCTTAAAGTATATTTAAAATTATCCACATATGCAACACACTGTGCAACTGTATTAAAGGGTTGAGATAAGGGTTCTGCTACACATACCTCATTCAATGGAGATGTTAGCGACTGCACACAGGCAATCAGTATTAGGTATACCTTCATACCTAATACAGTATAGATATAGCGATACCGAGTAAATTAGAAAATACTAAGAAGCCAACGCTCCAGAGTACTTTTTTGATAGTGTTCATATCTTTTTCAATATGAGCTAAGTGATTGTTTTGAATAGTATTTAGACGTTCAGAAATAACAGCTACTTCCTTATCCAGGTTAGCTAGTTTTTCTGTGTCTAAGGTCATGCGGCTTGACTCGGTTTCTTATGATATTTAAGTTCCATGTTTTCAGCTCGTAATATTTTATTCTTTTCTTTCTCTTGTTCTAACATATCTAGAGCCATATGATAAGTCTTTTTCATTTCGTAATATTCTTTCTCAATAGTGTGTGCTTCAGCTGCAGTCATATCTTTTCCTTTCAGTAAATTGTGGTGTAAAGGATCTATAGTATTATAATCAATCATTCAAATCAATTATTTTGCTTTAGCCTTTAGGATATGTTGTTTTGACTTCTGCTATCTTATCTTTCCAAGTTGTTGTGCCATTGACACTATCCCAGTATTGCATATCTAACTGGTCTTGTAAGGAAGGATAAGCACTGGCTCTATCTCTTTGATACTGATTGTTGTCATACTCAGTTTGCAGTAATGCTTTCTCAGCACTCACTTCTGACCATGTATAAGGTTTCGTATCAGAGAAGATAGCAGTACCATTAGCATCTGCACCTGAAACAAAATCAACACCACTGTTGTATTCTGCTTCGTTAGTTGGCTCACCTCTTACAACAAACTCATGGGTATTGTTACCCTTTTTGTTGAGAGATTGTATTGCTGTTGCTATGTCTGTCATTGTTTTCTCCTTTTAAATTTTATTATGCTAGTACTTCCATTAATGTAATACTTGATGTTCCAGAATTACTATCTCTTTGAACATTACCATCACCATCAACCATTCTAAATTGTACTTTATAAGTAATTGCACTCGTACTATTCGGAGAGTCTTGATGATTTATTCCAAATCCACCAGTTCTTAAAACAACATTACTTGTTTGATTCCATTGGTTAGCTTGATAGTTTATTAGTTCTGAACTATCTCTCATTAATCTAAAATCAACTCTTGCACTTATTCCATTACCAGTTTGAACACCCATAATAGTAACAAAAATATATATCTTACTACTTGTAGCACTAGGAGTAATGTTTGCTGTAATTCCTGTATCAGTAAAAGCTGAAGTTGCACCAGTACTATTAATAGCTACATTGGTGCTTGTTTGACCATATTGAATTTGACCAATCTTCCCTGTAGCAACACCACTAGGCAAAGCAGTAACAGAACTGATTGATTGATTATTTAATCTGATTAATGCCATTATGCTAGTACCTCCATTAGAATTATAGAACCAGTACCATTTGGTCTAAATAAACTTGAAGCATTTAAAGTTTTTGCATACAGATTATATGTTTGACTGCTTGTTGAATTAGGTGAATGTAATGTTTGTATGCTACAAGCTGGACCAACATTACCAAAATCTGTGTCATACACTGCAATTCTTTCTCTAAGATTGGTAGTTGCATTATGATAGATAGCACCAAAGCCAAGTGTACCATTTGAGCCACCATCCATTGTTGTTGCGAAATTTATTGTTATTAAAACTTTTGATGATGTAGATGAAGGCGTTATACTTGCTGTCAATCCTGTGTCTGTATAAGAAGTTGAAGATATATTTGTAGTCATACCACTATTTGTTGCTTCAATAACTTGACCAATCTTCCCTAAAGCTAATCCACTATCTAACTTAGCAGAGGTAATCGCACCATTGTTTATCTTAGCAGTCGTAACAGCATTACTGCCTAACTTCGCTTCGGTAATCGCTCCGTCTGCCACAGTGGTAATTAACCCTGTACCATAATGTAATATCCAATCACAAGTATCACTTCCCGATACAGTGGTATCAAAGGTAATCGTACTCCCACTGACAGAGAAGTTCCCCTGTTGCACCACACCACTAATACTAATCAATAAGTTATTAGCACTAGAAGGTACAAAGTTTACGGAGGATTTCTGTAAGGTGTAACTTGCTGAACCATTAAATGTTAAGTTATCCAGTATTTCTACATTGGATATGCTTTCAGTTCCTCTACCGATATATGCCATTTAAACCTCTGGTTTCTCTGGGAATACCACAGCTTCAACATCTGCTACTGTGGTTAATCCGTTAGTAATATCTCTTAATGCTTGTCTATAAGTAGTCATCTCTGCACTCATGGTTTGGTCAGACAAGGCTAGGTAATCTGTTTCTTTTAATAACATATTTCTTTTTTCTCTAAGCTGTTCTATCTTAATACTAAACTCAGTTGGTGCGTTTGCTTGGTCATTGTTATGTTGCGTAATATCTTCTGCTGTGGCATCTACTAAAATTCCATTTACATATTTTTTCATGTTTTTACTCCGTATAGTGTAAATCTACCTGAAGCGACATTTCCACTGTTATAAAAAAATCTAATTCCTTGTATGGGGTTTAATCTATTACTGCCAACATAAGTAGCTGATATTTGATTAGCAGAAGAATTTTGAGAATCAGTTGTACCCCAAGAAATTGCATTATAGCTATGACCTAGTGAACTATGCACATTATGAAACCAAACAATAATGTTTGCACCACTTTCAACATAACCATTACCTGAACTATTCTGACCTAAATGTAGACCACCATAAGTGTTTAAAAAACCATTAGCACTATCAGTCCATGATGCACCACCACTTTGGTAAATTCTTTGTCTTGAATTTGTATAAGAATCTGAGCCACTTTGATATGAGCCATTTAATTTAAATCTAAGAACTAAACCATTATTATTACTTGATGGTATAGGTTCTGCTATATGCACACAAAAGTTATTATAGTCTGTGCTTAAATTTTCAAAATCTACAGAACTAACATCTGTTGTTACAGTTGTTGTAGCAATTTTAACCATATCAGATGCACCACTCACAGTACCAGTAAAGGCATAAGTGTCTGCAAGGTTCATACTCTCTGCTTGTATTTTAGATAATGCCATAATTTCTCCTTAACAATGTAGACTACATGGTACAATGTAGCTTCCATCTGAATATGTTTCTATTTTTGTTGTTGATAATACTTTGGCTACAGTTGATGCTCTGATAATATCATCTGCTTGAACTTTACCTGTGCCATCACCATTGGATTGAATTAAATCACCTTTAGATACTGTTTCACTTCCATTCATTCTCACAACAAATGTACCTGTTTGTGCCACATACATATCATTGACTGTGTCATCATCATTATCCCAATCCATAAAGACACCATAAACATTTTTAGCATCTACTGTATCGGATATTTTTGATTTGGTGTGTTTGACATCAGCTTCTTGAATAATAGTTGCTTGATAATCTGTTCCTTCATAATTGTAAGTAATGACATCACCCACACTTTCACCATCACCTAAAGCATAACTTTGTTTTTCTGTTCTTGTTGTTTCGTTTCCTTCATCATCAATTTCCGTAATATCAAATTGTACTTGATACCAATCCATCATCTCATCAAGGGATTCTAGGATAGTACCTTTTAAAATTGTTGGTTTAGAATTATCAGAAAGTCTTGACCAGTGTGTTCCTGTAAAACCATTGTAAGAAACTGTTGCACCAGATACTGATATACTGCCTTCTTCACCATTATCTTGATAAAACCTAACTAATGCACCATCATCAGAAAGTCTGTTTACATTAACTCCTGAATTTCCTGATGCAGTAAAAAAACAATTACCTGCTGAATTTAATATGACACCAGCAGTACTAAAATTATTTACTGTTTTGTTAATTAATATATCACCAGAACTATCTATACGCATACGTTCTGTAGCTCCAGTCATTAAAACTAAGTTATCTGCTACACCTGAGTTATTAGAAAAGGCTGCGTTAATCCAACTATATCCTCCTGTGTTATTTGTACCAATATTAATCGTTCTTGAACCATAACCACTTTCGATAATAACTCCTGTATTCATATTTCCAGATGCTGCAGGCGCAACATCACCAACATTGACCTTGAATTTTCCTAAAGGTGAACTTGTACCAATACCAACATTTTCTGAACTATCAATCGTAATGGCAGTGCTTGTCGCATTATCATCAATACCAGTAGAGGAGAAGTTAGTTAAAGGATAAGACATCATAGAACCAGTAACAGAACCGACTGCGGGTGTCTTTGTGCCGACTGTTCTTCCTAAAAATAATACCCAACACTCATCACTAGCAGAGATAGTTCCCCCTAGTGTTAATTGGTCGCCTGATACTGTATAGCTAGATACATTCTGCCTGACGTTATTGACAAAGACAGCTACATCTTCCTCATTCGATACAGAATAATCTAAAGTATAAGTAGCACTTCCTGTACCAGTAATCTGTTGGGAAGCAATACTTAGATAAGTATCTGTCGGTTGTACTCCAATATATGCCATTATGTACTAATTGCGTCTACATAAGATACAAGAACGTCTACTGCACTAGCTGTATCAGCATAGGCTTTAACGACATCTGCACTCTGTATGACAATCTTACTCCCAGAATCTATAAGTTCTAACGATCCACCTAAAGGTAAAGGTGCATCTTTAATCACATAATAATCTGTTCCACCAGAACTAATTAACACAGTTACATTAACTGCTGTTGTGTGTTTATTCACACATCTAATAGATACAATAGCATCATCACTATTTGATGTTACTAAAGTAGTTGGTGATCCAGATGCATTTGAGATTGAACTTGCATATGATCTTTCAAAGTCTTGTGCCATCTATTTCTCCTTTATAATGCGATAGCCATTGCTGTCGCAAATCCTTTCGTTGCATATGGTGTTAAATCTACTGCACTAATAGCGTTCCAAGTAGATCCATCATAATATTTTAATTCATTAGAACTAGTATTAAAGTATAAATCACCAGCATTCAAGGGATCTCCATCATTATCTACAGATGGATCAGATGCTTTTGCTCCTAAGTAAGTATCATCAAAGTTATCAGCGGCAGCTAAAGCAGCATCTCTGGCTGCTTCTGCAGCAGTTTGTGCAGTACTAGCATTAGAAGCATATGTTGATGCGTTACTTTCACTGGTAGCAGCATTACTCTCACTTGTTGCAGCATTACTGGCAGAAGTTGCTGCATTACTAGCAGATGTACTTGCGTTACTAGCTTGAGTTGTTGCAGTGGAAGCTGAGTTAGAAGCAGATGTAGCTGAACTTGAAGCGGCACTAGCACTGGAAGCAGCGTTAGTTTCACTTGTTGAAGCGTTAGATTCTGATGTTGCAGCATTGGATGCACTTGTCGCAGCAGCTGTCGCACTATTAGATGCATTGGTTGCTGATGTACTTGCATTACTTGCTGATGTACTAGCATTAGACTCAGAGGTTGCAGCATTGGATTCTGATGTAGCAGCGTTTGATGCAGATGTAGAGGCAGCACTTGCACTTGATGCAGCAGCACTAGCTG